TAATGGATGATTGTAGAAATAGTATAGACTTTATGCTTAACTGGAAAAAAGAAGAGTGGTTAAACAGAGAAATGGCTTTGGTTAAAGATAATAAAGACTCACCACAACAGAAATGGAGTCACTTTAATATGGTATGGGAAGCAATATTTAAAGAGCCGTACTTTGATGCACGGTCACTAAGGAGCGGGTCTCACGTAGATAGGAACCCGTATCGTAATTATCAGAGGGCATAATGCCGTTATATACGTACAGTTGTACAGATTGTCTTACTATTTACGAAATGATTGTAAAACTTAAAGATTGTGATAGACCAATAAGATGTCCTAAGTGTGATAAGGAATTAAAAAAACAGATGGATGCTCCTTCTTTCAAAATTAACTAAAACGTATTTCACAGGGAATATAATGGAAGATACTATAAAGAATGTAGTTAAGAAGATAGTAATAGACGACGAACTCTCACAGTCTAAACCTCTGACTGATTCAAACGCTGAACAGTTCGAGAGTCTTATAGACATGTTGGAATGTAAGCGTGAAGAGAAAGAATATGAGTGGATGTCTGATATATTTATCCCTGAGTTCGCTTCCGTTATTCTATCAGACGCTTCTGAGTGGGCTAACCAGTACTTCACTACTAGAGATTTCGTTGAAGTAAAGCTAGACAACGAGAATCCTAATGACGAGAAGAAAACTAAGACTGCTTCTAGATTGATAAACGCAGCTCTTAATGTAAAAGATGTCTATCACTACCAGAAATATATACGAGCTAGACATATTAACGCTATCATAGGTCAGGTGTATGCAGTCTGTTGGTGGGATAAAGAAATAAGAGAAGAAACTACTGGATACGAAGATGTTGAAGTTCCTTTGGGCCTTGATATTAATGGGCGTCCTTTAGTCTCAGATATGCAGCAAGAAGATATGGGAACTGAGAAAAGACCTATTATACAGAAGACTATTGTAAAAGACCACTTCAATTACGATATAATAGACCCTAGAAACGTTTTTGTAGACAATAAGTACTGTTACTCTATTAGAGACAAAGATTACGTCATACTGCGTTCAGAGAAGCGTATAGGCGATTTAATCAAAGATAAAGAAAGGATGGGTTATTTTGACCTTAACAAACTGGAAGAAAGATCCCTTGATGGGGAAACCGATACTTCCAAAGAGACCTACAATACTGATAGTGAAGTTACATATTCTACTAACCTAACAAGGACTATAGATATTTATGAAAGGTTTGGGATATTCCCTTGTATAATAGAAGAAGTAGACGAATTTAAGAATATAACCAAAGTAAGACCTGCACTTGATGAATATGGTAATGTAGATTATGACAATGCAGAGATGGTTGAATGTATTATAACCTTTGCATACGTCGGTGGGACTTACAAACTTATCAGATTCCAACCTACTCCTTTTGTTGACTCTTATGGAAAACCGTATAAGCCAGTAGTTAGAGGTTGGTGTTACATCCATCCCACTAAAGACACCGGTTTGTCAGACGGTAAGTATATGAGAGAACTTCAGATAGGGCTTAATGATACTTATAACATGTCGAATGATAGGACGAAACTATCTACAATCCCTACAATGAAAGGTAAACGTAATTCAGTAGACGACAATGATACATTATATATAGCTCCTGGAAATGTTATGTCATTAGAGTCTCCTGATGATTTAGTAGAAATGAATATCAAAGATGACATCTCTGGCGCTATTAGTCAGATAGGTATGTTGAGAGACTATATCCATCAAGTAACAGCTAGATATCCAACGGTTATGGGTGAACTCCCTAAACAGGCAGCCACCACAGCTACCGCTGTTAGCGCTACTGGAGAAAGAGCCAATACCAGAGAGAATTATAAATCTCTTACTATTGAATATACTTTCCTTACAGACTTATATTGGATGATCCTTCAAATGGCTAATCAGTTCATGGAAAGAGAAACTGCTGAATTAGTCCTCGGTGATCTTGTAGATGAATTTGATCCTAACTGTGACTATACCTATTCTCCTGTTTCTTCTTCTATAGAACAGGAATATTCAAAGATGAGAAAACTTCAGTTGATAGATCAGTTTATAGCCAGGTTATCTAAGATACCTAATCCCAATGTAATAAAGACTATAAATTATCTTCTTTCTGAAGCATTTAAATTGTTTGGTAATGAATTCCCTGAATATAAGAAATATCTATTAGATGAAAACGCACCTCCTCCTACTGATGATGGGCAGTTTACATCTCAGAGTGGAACTCCTAATAGTAACCAGAATGGAATCCCGATGAGCGGTATGGAAATAGAATCTAGAAACGCTTCTGGGAATGGGGTTATATAATGGAAGAACACGTCACAATGAAAGAGTATCTTAACAGTTATTTCAAACGTGGGAGAATAACTAAACGTATGCTTGAGAAGAACTTCGATCAGATGCGTGTAGCTCTTACTACAGATGTAGGGAAGAATATATTAGTATACGATATAGAAAGGTTCGAGGATCTCATATTTAAACTTATTGATAATGGGTTTGGCTATGAGAAAGGTCAGGCTACAGATGATGATCTTGTAGAGATGAGGCTTTTAAAAGAAAGAATATTGCGTATAAGCAAGCAGGTTAACCAGTATACGGCGCTTACTGGTCAGGAGGATTCAAATGTTGATTAACGAATCGGATGAAAGCGTAAAAGCAGAACTGGACAGCGAAGTAACTGATGCTGACCTCGATGCTGCCTTTCAGGAATTCATTGGTGATGATGCAACAGATACGGAAGAAACAGTAATACAGCCTGAAGTCAAAGTAGAGACACCCCCCGATGTTCCTTCAAAACTCGGGCGTAAAGTGGCTAGACTTGAAGGACAGATGGTTACAAAAGAGGAGTTTACTGCTCTGGATAGGAAACTTGATTCTCTTTTTGAGAAACTCACCGTTAAAGAGAAAGCCGTCGAAAGAGTCGATGAATTTGGTGAACCTATTATAGACCCAATTGACATTGACAAAAAGATCGACGAACACCTTACTCATCGTGAGAAGAAAGAAAGAGAAGAATATGAAAGGGCAGAGAAAGAGTACGCTGGCGGATATGTTTCCCAGTTGAAAGAACTCCTCGAAGAAGTCGAAGATATCAATGTGGCTAAGGAAGTTTATAGAAAAATGATAACTCCTGGTTCTAAATGGAATGTCAGATACTCTAATAATCCTTATGCTGATGTTGGTAAAAACTTCGCAAAAGCGGTAAAAGACACGAAAGCTTCTAAAACGTTCAGTGGTAATAGAGGCCCTAATGTACCCAATGGGGTGAATAATGCTAATTCAAATACTACAGTAGTCAAGTCTAAACACAAACTTGATGACGTAGCAGCTGAATACGCTAAAGCAGTGGGTCTTTCTGACGACGATATTAGCGAAGCTCTCGAAGGCGAAATGCCTGCAAATTTAAGAGGTAGGTTCTAATTGAGACGAAAGTATCGCAAAGGGAAGTTTGAAGATCATAATAAATATTTTACCTGTCCGAAGTGCGGAGCTATTTTAAACGTAGAGCGCAATAAAACTTCTGATAGAATGAGTACCTCTGTTACAGATCTTTATATTGAAAATATTCCTTATGATACGCACATGACTACAATAGTCTTGGATTGTCTTGATTGGATCGGTTCGGTTATAGGTTCCTCAGATATCTTCTATGCCAGTAGGAAAGTAAAAAACAATACTGGCTGTTGGTTCTGTGGGAACGTAAATATTTAAGGAGGAATATCATGGCTTATGGATTTGATATTGCAGAAGGTACTGCTAGGACGATATGGTGTGCAACAGACGGCACCTCTACATACTACTTGAATCAGTTGGTATCGTTCTCGGCGGCAGCAAAGGCTGCAACTCCGGGTACGGTTGTTCCGTTGGCTGTCCCCGCTGGTGCTTTTGATACCACGAATTTTCAGGTTATTGCTGGTATCGTTGTAGGTTTTTCCGATTATAACCAGACGTTTAATGCAACGTACGGTCAGTATGCTACTGGTGTAACGACTCAGGCAGCTCAGATCGCTCGTGAGCATTATAATGGTGGAACTGGCATGTACGCACCTAAAGATCCCCAGGTTCTCGTTGAGGTGGCTCTGATTGGTCCTGACACGATTATACGTGGCCCTATATGCGAGACTGCAGGGACTGCCCCTACGGTTGAAACAGATACCGGTGGAGCCGATTCTACAGGGTATACGACTGCTGGCACCACGAGTGCAAGTGCATTCACGCCTGTGGCTAACACTTGTTCTATTGTGTGTAGGACTGGTGCTAACGCTGGTCTGATTAGGACTACGAATGACACGTCTACTACTGGCCCTGACGTTACGGTAGCATTTCCTAACGATGTGGTTCTTGGTGATAAGTTCGTTCGTCTGTCTATTAAACAGGGACTCTCACTTATTTATATTGGTGGCCCGGGTCTCTTTATTGACAACACTCTTAGTGGTGGTACGACTAACTACTTTGGTGCTATTGTCACTAATATTAGCGCTATGGAAGCTGGCAAAGAATATTGTGAATTTAAGTTCGATGCCTGCCATTTCTCGCAGATAAGGTCATAAGGGGGTAAATCATGGCTAATCCTTTGAATTCTGCACAGTTTGTTAGGCTTCTTGATAAGAGGCTTACTAAAGTATTCGATGGCGTAACTGCCAAAGAACTCCCCCCGATGATTGACCAGCTGTATACTCGGACTAGTTCCAGCACAGCATGGCAGGAGTATTGGGGCATAGGAGCGCTTGGTGATATTCCTGAGTTCAATGGTGCATTGACGTATCTTACGATGCATCCGGGATATTATACCAAGATCGAGCCTAAAGAATACGCCGCTGGTATTCAGTTTGAGAGGAAACTCCTTGCTGATAAGCAGTATAGTGTTCTTGATGATAGGGCTGGTAAACTCACCAAGAGTGCAATGCGTACTATGGACAAACTCGCCGTTAGGCCGTTTGCCTATGCGTTTAGCAATGCATTCGATTTCATGACTTCTGAAGAGGGCGTTTCTCTTTGTAGCGATTCCCACACTACGAAGTCTGGTGTGTCTACGACTAGCGGGTTCGATAATGCTGGTACGTCGGCGCTTTCTAAGACCTCTCTCGCTGCTACCCGTATTCTGATGCGTAAATACGTTGACGATATTGGTAATAGACTTGAGATCAATCCGGACATGTTGCTTGTGCCTGATAACCTCTATGATACAGCTATGGAGATTGTCGGTTCTGATCTCGATCCTACGAGTGCTAACAACACAAAGAACATGATGAAGGATAGGTTCAAAGTAGTGCCTTACATGAGGCTTGATGATTATGATACTAATAACTGGTTTAATAGCATAGACCCTCTTGAATTGGCGGCATAAATGATATCTACCTTGTGTGCTAATTGTGGAAAAGAAATATTTAAATGGAATTATCAGATGAAATATTCCAATGTACACTTCTGCAATAATACATGCAAGGGCGAGTGGCAATCCAAGAATTGTACTGGAGAAAATGGTTATAATTGGAACGGCGGTTCTTGGAATAACAGAAAACAGTATTTGGCACATACATCTTATAGAACTTGGAGAAAGAAAATTTTAGAGAATACTATATGTATATTGTGTGGTTCTGAAGAAAAGTTAGAATTACATCATATAGAATCAAAAACATTGAATCCAATGAGAATAAAAGACGAGACAAATGTGTGTCCAATTTGTTCTAAATGCCACGATATGTTGCACAGTTCAAGCAGCAAAGGCGGTGAATTGCGGGAAACTCTAAGTGCTATATTAGCATATGACAATCCGCAGCCTAGTCTCTCGAATGTGTTGATTTTTGTAGGGAGAAAGGTTCACAGACTAATGGGTGAGGATACACAGTCCAATAAACCCGACACGAGTGCCGCCCACGAAAGTGATGAGATAGTCGGAACTATGGGGAAACTCATAGAAGCGGTAGTTTAAACACTCCGCGTTAACATAATTGTATGATCGACTCAAGCATGATGAAGGAGCACCTGCTTTGGATTGATAGGGAGAAACCCTCTAACTCTACTACGGTAGATTTCGAGACGTTCATCCTTAAATACGCTGTTTATTTCCGCGTTGGTAATGGCTTTACCGACTGGCG